TCCAAGTAGATGAAATTCAATTTCCACCGATTGACGATTCAGGTTTAGCAAGTGCAGACCAACACGCAACTATGAAAACAGCAGATGGTGGATTTTTATTAGAACATAGGGCAGATTTTAGAACTATTACTTCTCCATACCAAGCTGAGGAGATGGCTGAGATTATTTTAAGAAGAAGCAGAGAATCTTTAGGTCTTAGTATTAACTGTGGATTTAAAGCTTATGAATTACACATAGGAGATATTGTAAATGTGACTTTAAGTAGTTTAGGTTTTTCAAGTAAAGCATTTAGAGTTTTATCAATGACATTTAGAGAAGATTATACTATTGATTTAAACTTAGTAGAATATCAGGCATCACATTATACATTTGCAACAAAAGGACAGGTATCAAGTACACCATCAACTACTTTACCAAATCCATTTAATATACAAGCACCAGCATCTATTACACTTACTGATGAACTAATAGAGTATGCTGATGGAGTTGTTTTGACAAGATTAAATATATTAGTTGGTGCAAGTACAGACCAATTTGTTCAGTATTATCAAGTAGAAGCTAAAAAATCTACTGAGTCAGATTTCAAAATAATATCTAGTGGTACACAGTTAAACCATGAATTTATAAATGTTGTTGATGATATTACTTACAATGTAAGAGTAAAAGCTATCAATAGTTTTGGAGTTTCATCTAGTTATACATCTGCTTCAAGAAAAATAGTCGGTGCAACAGAAATACCAAATGACGTTGAGGATTTGTCAGTATCTATGGTTGGCTCAAATCAAATGGAGTTATCTTGGACACCTGTTGATGACTTAGATATTTCTTGGTATGAGATAAGATTTCAAGATGTGACGAGTGGTGCTACTTGGAATGAAAGTACACCGATTGCAAAAGTAGTAAGAAGAAAATCAAACAGTTTAGTGGTAAATGCACAAATTGGAAGTTATTGTATAAAAGCTGTTGATAAATTAGGTAATAGTTCAGCAAATGCTTCTATTGTATCAACAAATATTTCAGGATTACAAAATTTTACAAATGTTTTAACTTTGAGTGAATAATGGCTAATTTTTTAGGAACAAGAGATAGTAGTGTAGCAATATCAGAAGATAATGCTGGTAGAAAAGTATTGATTTTAGATACTATTACACAAGTAGATAGTCTTGTTGGTAATGTAGATTCAGCAGAAGGTTTTTTTGATTTAGGTGGCACAGACTCTACATCTAATCCTACAAATTTTGGAGGTAATGTAAAATCATCAGGTTTTTATACATTTAGTAATACTCTTTCATTAGACCAAATATATGACACTAATTTAGGTGCTGTTATTGGTATGAGTTCAGAAGATGAGTACGATTTATTTGATTCAGGTAGAGGTGCATCACAATTTGAAGATGCAAAAGCACCTTTTGATGGGTCTCCAGAAATTCAATGTGGAGCAGAAGTACAGGTTGGATTTGACAATACAAGTTTAAATAATATTTCAAGTTTTCAAAAGATTGCACAACAAAGTACAATAAAAGGAAGATTTTTTAAATTTAGATGTAAGATTACAAGTGATGATAATAAAGTAAGAGCAAAAGTTCATACTCTACAAACTAAAGTTAATATGGAAAAAAGAACTGAAGCTGGGCAAGATGTAGTTTCAGATGCTTCAGGAACAACAATTACTTTTGTTAATTCTTTTTTCGCAACTCCGAGTATTGGTATTTCAGCACAAGGATTACAAACAGGAGACTATTATCAGATTACAAGTAAATCAAAAACTGCCTTTACAATAAGGTTTTATAATAGTAGTAATACAGGAATAAGTAGAGACTTCGACTATCAAGTGGTAGGACATGGCTTGAAATCTTAGTAAAAATAAAATAAAAGGAATCTATGAGTCAAGTATCAGATGTAGTTTTAGACAATCAAGGTTTTAGTTCATTTAGGACAGAACTTAATAATATATTAGGTGCTTTAAATACTTCTCATGTTGGTGGTTCAGCACCATCATCAGTAGCCACAGGCACGATTTGGGTTGATTCAGGAACATCAGGATTTTTAAAAATTAAAATAAACGATGGCTCAGATAACATAGAATTATTTAGTATAAATATTTCATCTAATTCTGTTAGTAGTACAGCTTCTTCAGGTGGCACAGATTGGCAAACAGTAAAAACTGCATCATTTACAGCAGTAGCTGGAGAAGGGTATTTTGTTAATACATCAGGTGGAGTAATAACTTTAACACTTCCATCTTCAGCATCGATAGGAGATGAAGTTAAAGTTATTGATTATGCTGGAAGTTTTGGAACAAATAATTTAACAATAGGAAGAAACTCTCATAAAATTATGGGGGCAACATCTGATCTTACAGTAGGTACAAATAGGGCTGGATTTGGTCTTGTTTATGTTGATGCTACACAAGGTTGGTTATTAATGGAGAAATAATTATGGCAACTTATAAAAGTATAAAATACGCATTTGATGGTTCTAATGTGACTAACACACCAACAGCTACACCAACAGTATCTTCAATATCTCCAGCTTCAGTCACAGAAGCATCATTACCTACAAATATAACAATTACAGGAACAAATTTTACATCAGGTCAAACTGTGACTTTTAGATTTGCAAATGGAACTGAAATTTCATCTCCAACTGTCACTCATAATAGTGCTACTGAAAAAGTTGCACAAGCACCAGCAACATTAGGTGGAGTCAATTCTGACCCTATTGATATTGTAATAGGTGGAGGTGGTGCTGGAGAAGGTTCAAATTTATTAACTATTGATGACAACCCTATTTTTGCAACTGCATCAGGAAGTATAGGAACGATAGGAGATGGTCAAAGATCATCTTATTCTTTATCCCCTGTCACAGCTACTGATCCTGAGGGTGTATCTGTCACTTATGCTATACAATCAGGGTCACTCCCAACAGGTTTATCTTTAAATACTTCATCAGGAGCAATCACAGGAACTGCTGGTGCTGTTGGTTCAGATACAACATCAACATTTACAATTAGAGCAACTGCTGGATCACAAACATCAGATCGCCAATTTACAATAACTGTTAAAGCACCATTTACTGAAACATTTACATCATTAGGTGCTGGTACTTATACACCAACTTCAACTCAAACTGTTCAATTACTTGTAGTCGCTGGAGGAGGGGGAGGCGATGGAGGGTCGACAGGTGGGCATAATGGAGGAGGAGGAGGAGGGGGATTAGTATTCCACCCATCATACTCTATAACAAGTGGACAAGCTATTCCATTTTTTGTTGGAGATGGAAACCCTCAATCATCTCCTGATACAGGAACAGGACAAAATTCTGTTTTTGGTGCTACATCTATTGACACATCTCCAACTGTAATTACTGCACTCGGAGGAGGAGCATCAAATACAGGAGACGGAGGATCAGGTGGGGGAAAATCACATGGAAGTGGAAGTGGTGGAAGTGCAATACAAACAACATCTCCATTAATTTCTTCTGATAGTCAAACTTATGGTTTTGGAAATAATGGTGGGTCAGCTCCTGGTGCTGGGCCATGTCATCCTTCAGGAGGAGGAGGTGGAGCTGGGGGAACAGGCTCAGGAGGGGCTCATGGAAATCAAGCTGGGGGTGGTGGCTCAGGAAAAGATATGTCAGCTTCTTTTGGAACAAGTGTTGGAGTAAGTGGTTTTTTTTCAGGTGGGGGAGGAGGAGGAACTCATCAAGGTGGAAATGCTGGGAGTGGACAACATGGTGGTGGAAATGGTCGATCACAAGGAAATTCAGGTATTGGTAATAATGGAACTTCAAATACAGGTGGTGGTGCTGGTTCTGATGCAAAAGGTGGATCAGGAATTATTATATTAAAAGGTTAATATGAATTTAGAAGAATATAAAAAATTAAAATCTGACAACAAAGATAAAGAAGAATATGCGAAAGATATAGTTGTTGTGAAAGATAATGAAGAAATTACTATTCAATTAGGTGCTTTACAAAACTATTTAAAAATGGGATATAAACCATTATTAGATGATTTTTAAAAAAAAACCCAAAGTTAAATTTTGGTCGTCACTTAAAAATTTAGACAAAATTGTGAAACCATTACCAGCTAATGAGTTTTATCCTAGTTGGTTTAAATATTCAAAACAATCTCCTGTTCCTCAATGGCAAAATATTAAATCATGTATTGGATTCACAGACTATTTTAAAATGGGTTATGTTATTCCTTTATGGTGCGATCTTAAAATTTCAATTAACGAATTAGGACATATAAAATGGGAAACACCACATACAGATTATAAAATGGATTTTCACGAACCTTTCCAAATGCAAAATTTATTACCTGAACACGAAAAAAAAAAAATAGCTTGTATAATAAAAACAATAAACCCTTTTCACGCAGAAATAACAAAAGGTTGGTCATTATTACAATTACCTATGACTTATTGGTTTGAAGAAGATTGGACAGTAGCTTCAGGAATTTTTCCTACTTCTGTTTGGCCTGAATTAAACCAGCAAATTATTATATACAAAAGTTTTTTTGATGTGAAAAAAACTGAATTATACAATGGAGAAAGATCAAGAGTTATATCTAAAGGAACTCCGATAGCACAATATATGCCTATACCAAATACATTTGAATATGAAGTAGTAGAAGAAACAAAAGAATTAAAAGAAAAAAGAGAAACAATGTCAAGGGTAGTAGGTACATCATTTGAAAGAAAAATACACAAAGCCCTTAAATGCCCTTATGTTAAAAGATAATTTTTTAGATGATGAAGATTTTGACAAACTTTCCAAAGCAATAGAAAGCCCTTATATGCCTTATTATATACAAAATGGTTGTGCTAAAGAGGGAGACGATAAACCTTTAATGACACATTTTATTGTAGATTTTAACCAAGAAATTATAAGTAGTGCTTATGAATTAGTTGCCAAGCCTTTAATAAAAAAATTGAATTGTTTTAGAATACTTAGATTAAAAATAAATTGTTATCCAAAATCACATAAACCTATTTTTTCAGATTGGCACATAGATTTAGGATGTTATCATAAAGTTTGTTTATTTAATGTAAATGATAATAATGGTTATACTGATTTTAAAAATAAAAAATTAGTAGTTGGTAAATCTTTAAAAAATAGTGCTTTATTTTTTGATGGAAAAGAAGAACATAGATCAGTTTCTCAAACTGATGCTTTATGGAGATATAATATAAATATTGATTATGAGTGAAGTTATTAATTTATTTCCTATACCTTTATATGTTTCAGATGAATATAAATTATCTGATGTAGAAAAAGATTATATTATGACTTATGAAAATAATATTACAGAAAATGCTGGTGGTAATGGAACAAGTTATAATCATTATGTTTTAGAAGAAAGTAAATTAAATTTATTAAAAGAATTTATAATACAACAAGTGAATATTTATTGGCATCAAATTTATAATTTTAATAAAAGTTCAAGTTTAAGATTAACACAAAGTTGGATAAATTTTAATAGCACAAAACAATTTCATCATAAGCATCAACACTCTAACTCTGTTATATCAGGAGTTTTTTATATACAAGGAGAAACACCTATAACTTTTGATAGACCAAGTGGAAAACCTTTAAATCCATTTGTATTTAAAATTAATAAATATAATCAATACAATAATGAAGAAATTTATGTTAATGCTTTTCCAAATAAATTATTTCTTTTTCCATCTCAATTATTACACTCTGTTGGTTCTAATGAAAACAAAGAAAAAAGAATATCATTAGCTTGTAATTTTTTTCCTGTGGGAGATTTAGGATATGATGAAAGATTAACTTTTTTAAAATTATGATTTTATCAAATTATATATATTGTAAAAACTATTTAAGTAATAAAGAATGTGATGAAGTATTAAATGAATTAAATAATAAAGATTGGCAAAAACATTTATGGTATTCTGCTACAAAAAATTTAAGTCATAATGAAAATAAAGATTGTGATGTTCTTTACTATCATAATGAACTTATTATAAACAAAGTTAAAAAAAGTCTTTTAGATTATTGTCAATATATTAAAACAAAACATAAAATATATTCACATTTCACACAACCTAGATTTAACAAATATAAAAAAAATAAAACTATGAGAGACCATATAGATCATATACAATCTATTTTTGATGGCAAAAATAAAGGTATTCCTGTATTAACAATATTAGGATTATTAAACAATTCATTTGAAGGTGGAGAATTGTTAATAAATAATAAAAAAATTAATTTTTCCTGTGGGGATATTGTTATATTTCCATCAGTTTTTTTATATCCACATAAAGTTAATGAAATAAAAAAAGGAGAAAGGTATAGTTATGTCAGTTGGGCTTTCTAAAATATTAATAGTTGGTGGTGGAAGTGCTGGATGGATGACAGCATCTACTTTAAAAAAAGTTTATCCAAATAAAGAAATAACTCTTGTTGAAAGTCAAAATATTAAAACAGTAGGAGTAGGGGAAAGCACTTTAGGACAAATAAATAATTGGTTAAGTTTATTAGAAATAAAAGATCACGAATTTATGAAAGCCACAGATGGCTCTTATAAATTAGGTATAAGATTTCAAGATTTTTATAAAAAAAATGGTGGTCATTTCTTTTATCCATTTGGCGATCCTGATATTAGAAGCACGATAAATGGAACGAATGATTGGACTTTTAAAAAAATATTAGAGCCTGAAACACAATTAACAGATTATGCTGATACTTTTTTTCCAGCTATGGCTCTTATAAATAATAATAAAATGACAAATAATGAAGATGGAAAATTAGTAAATTGGAATTTTCAAAAAGATACAGCCTATCATTTTGATGCTACTAAATTTGGTTTATTTTTAAAAAGTAATTATTGTTTAAATAAAGGAGTCAAACATATTATTGGAGATATAACTAAAATTGAAACAGATGAAAATGGTATTAAGTTTGTTCAAATTAATGGATCACAAGAAATAAAAGCAGATTTATACATAGATTGCACAGGATTCAATTCTTTGTTATTAGGTGGTGCTTTAAAAGAACCATTTGAAAGTTATGAGGATATTCTTCCTAACAATAAAGCAATAGCCACAAAGATACCTTATAGAAATAAAGAAAAAGAATTAACACAATACACTAATTGTGTTGCACATAATAATGGTTGGATTTGGCATATACCTTTGTGGTCTCGTATTGGTATGGGGTATGTATATTCTGATAAATATATTTCTGAAGAAGAAGCAGAAAAAGAATTTAAAGAATATCTTGTAAATAATAATTATCCTATTGATGATTGTAAATTTAATAAAATAAACATGAGAGTAGGTATGCACAAAAGAATATTTGTAAAAAATGTATGTGCTATTGGTTTAAGTGCTGGTTTTATTGAACCATTAGAAAGTAATGGATTATATACTGTGCATGAATTTTTAATGAAACTTCTATCAGTTATAAATAGAGGACAAATTAATAAGTTTGACAGAGATGGTTTTAATTGGACAACAAAGATTATGTTTAGAAACTTTGCAGAGTTTGTATCAATGCACTATGCTATGTCTCACAGAACAGATACAAAATATTGGCAAGATGTTCAAGAAAGAGAATATTGTAAAGATTTAATTAATCCAAAACCAACTTCTTACACAGGTTTTGTAGATTTTTTTCATAGTAAATATCATTTATTTAGATTTAACGAAAGTGGTGGTATTCATTGTGTTGCAATAGGTATGAATTATTCTCCTACTGATTTAGAAAGTATTGGATCACATCATTTAAAATATGATAGTGAATTTTTTAAAGATGGATGGTATAATTCAATAAAACATTTAGAAAAAAGAAAAAGACATAATAACGATTTGGCTAAAAATTATGACAAATTTTATGATTTTATGAAGAAACATTTTTATGAGGAGTAAAATATGCAACTTTCAAAACATTTTACATTAGAGGAAATGGAAAAATCTCAAACAGCTACAAGAAAAGGTATTAAAAATAAAGCTGGGTCAGGAGAAATTAAAAACTTAGGCGATCTTTGTTATGAGGTATTAGAGCCTGTACGAGCAAAGTTTGATAAGCCTG